TCGTTCCGCTCTTGCGGACCAATTGATCCGATCACGCACCTTGTATCACAATGGGTGCACTCAGAGTCAGATGAAATTGCCGCCCCAGCTCATCAAAGAAGGTGATGTTAGGGTTGACGCAAAGACTCGCCTTGAGCGCGCGGCTCAGACGTACAAGCCGCCGACTGACGCCGAGATAGCCAAGAGCTTGCCCACTCGGTCTACGTCGAACACCCACCCGCGATTGGCTTCTTCTCGTTACCATCACGTGACCAAACTTAGACAGTTGGCCGATGGTCTCAAGTACGAGCAGTATGACCCCTGCATATCAGCCAATCCGCGTGACAACAAGGCTTACGGAGACAGGCCCCTTCACCAGTTGAAGGATTTGGCTAACACACCCGTTCCCCGCTCTGAGGGGATGCAGTTTGGATTCTTTGGGCCGTTTAACCATGGCACGGAGACTTGCAAGCGTGTGGTGACGCTGATAGACTGTCTATCGTACTCGGAATCCCTACGAGAGTATTCGGGGGAGGATATGATTGTCTGGACTTGCTACTATCCAGACCTCGCCGGCCAGACCGACGAGAGCGTCTACTACGCCGACTCTCAATCGACCTTCACTGAGATTATCGGCTTGGACGCAGTTGTTGGCACCTGGAAGAATCAGATCGCTTGGGATTTCACGTGCAATGACGTCGTCTACATTGAGAATCTGGATGGTAGTGCCTTCACGGTCTACAAGGTGTACCGTTACCCTCATCCGGAATTGCTCAAACAGACGGTGTTCCTCTGTGCTATTCAAACCGTTAACATGCCATACGCTGTCGCTAACCTTTTGACGCTATGGACAAAGGACCATACTCTCGAGTCCAGCGGTATCGGCACTCCCAAACCAGCAGAGAACGTTAAGCTGGTTCCACGTGATCCCTCTCGGCCCTTCACTCAGGACATCCTCGTGATGACTGCAGGTACGCCAACCCATCCTACGGTTTCGGTGAAATACAAGAACTCACCGGGGCCAGATTCGTCCGCAACCATGTCTATGGACACGTACCACTGGATCAAGTACCAGCATTCGTGCAATGGACGCGGTTTGACCACGCACGAGGCCGTCAAACGCCTCGAACTGTATGCCGAGAAAGACAGGCCTGCAAACGTGCCTGGATCAGCAGCTTACTGTGAGCTATTGCGGACTGTCGCCTGGTGGGGCGACTTACCGTGCGTAATTTACTACGATACGCGCACGAAGGACTCCGTTCCGACCGAGACGCCAGTTGAGGCAGAAACTGCGAAAGCGGTGATGGCTGCACCCAAGATCACGAGCAATATGCCGTGCGTGCTAGCCAAAACCCCCGAAGCAATGGAAGCCTACAAGCGCGAAAAGATGGTCGGATTGGTCAACGACACCGTCCCTACGGCGGAGTGGACCAAGATTGCTGGGCTGTGTGTCAAACATTACATTGAAGGCACCTCAAAGGAATCAGGAGTCAAGCGCGGATCACTGCAACTGATTGACCGAGCCAAGGTCAGCGACAGCAGGACCCGCCCAGCGCAGATTGCGAGGAAGGAGGCAAACGGCATCGGACCAGCTCCTCCTGAGCCCGGCCGAGTGGAGAACAAAATTGAAGCGGCACACAAGACAGCCGCTTGCCCCAGGGGCGTCCAGAATCCCGATTTTGATATTTCGGAGTTGTCTGGCGTCCTTGCCAAGAGTTTTGAACCCGTCATCTCGAATCTAGCGCATTACCACCCTGGTTTGCAACCTCTCCCCATCGCTGAGTCAATGAGGGAGACGTACCATATGAGTATGGAGCACCAGGCGTCGTATGAAGGCGGTGGCCTCCGAAGCGTCGATTATACTGCCGCTGACGAGAAGCACTGCAAGCTTTCCAACAAGATCCTTCGTGGGATGATCGAGTATTACTTCACGGAAGATGACGTGGCGGATGCACTCTGGCTGTATGACCAGTGCTTCCACATGCGTCTTAAGGTTGGAACTTCCACCATGTCCTCCGGTTGGAAGAATGCTAGTGGTACCGGCATCACTACCATTCTCAATACCATAGTCTTCGCCGCTCGCGAGATGCAGACGGTGATTGTTGCGCTTATCTTTCGCGCGATGGAGGACGCTGGCGAACTCAAAGTCCACGAGTACGTGCAGGATGAATCGGGCGGCAAGAGGCCGTATCCTAACCTCACGTTCTCCAAGTTCGTTAGGCACTTGAGGTTAATTGATACCGACTGGGAGCTGCACAAGATAGCTGGGGGCAATCAGCCCAAAGTTCCAGTTTTGCAGACAGTCTATTCATGGATCGGACCCAAGTTTGGTGATGACGGAGTTGATCCCTCCACACCGTTTGTCAGTGATAGGATTTACGAGTGCGCAATGAAGTACGTGGACCAGCAAGATGGCTTCATTCGCAAACTCGAGACCTCGGACGCAGTGAACGGTGATCCAGTTGAGTATCTCAGTCGGATCTATCCTTATCTGCACGGGTCTCTTTCTTCGTTCTGCAAAGTCGAGAAAGCCTTAGACAAATTATCTGTCGCCACAAATCGCGATCGGGACCGTTACATTCTCAAGCTCAAGGGCTACTGGCAGAATGATCGGAACACTCCCATCGTTGGCGCATTTCTCCAAGCTGTCAGCAAGATGTACCAAGCTCCACTCGTCAAACTTACAGAGGCTGAATTATCAGCCCTTGCCGAGCAGGACAAGGAACTCTACTGGAAGCTAGCGAATGGCTCGTTCCCCTCTGACGAAGGGGCATCAGACCTGGCGTACGAATGCGTTGCGTCAGACTACGGCATGACCTCCGGGGAATTGGCCGAGTTTGATGATAAGCTTAGGAACCTCTCCACCTGGAGGGAGATCCAGGCTATGATGGTGCCAGCAAAGCTAATGAAGGAGACTGCAAAAGATCCGTTGGGATTGGCAGAAACACAGGATCCTCCCGGCACAGAGCGCGTGGCTGCATTTGATTGTACCACACGCGGCAAGGATCCAAGGATGGAGGATTTCGAATCTCCTGCCGTCACTCCAGAACCACCGGTAGCAACCGCATCAGCTGATGCGAAGCGATCGGAAGCCGCTCTTGCGGCGTTGGGCCTGGAGTAGACGGCCACACAGGGTGGTGGCAGTCGCGAAAGCCCTCGCGGCCAAACCGAGTGACGGCCTGTAGATACAGGTCGGATTCCGGACACCCATAATCAGCCACAAGAGCTTGCCGGCTCATAAAGCTTTTGCTTTTCCGTGCATACAGCACAACAAACACACACACAGCTCAGCGGCTCTGTAGACCTCGAAGTCGGCGGCCACTGGGTGTAGTATCATGGCTATGGCCGAAGCGCAAAAGTTACGCGACATCGTTCGCTCTCGGGATCCAATGGATGAGCTATGCAAGAACAGGCTCATCACACCCGAAGCTTGCGACTGGGTGAAGTCAGCCCTCGATCCTTTCCACGACCTACAGCTTGAGCACCTCCGGGGTTACCCGGACGTGGCAACTGAACCGACGGTGGTGGTAAAGATCCGTCAAGCGGCAACCATCACAAAGCCTCCGGGCTTGGGAGCTGGCGAGACGTGGGATTGTCACATTGTGACGTCCCCCATTGACTTTTCTCCTTGTGAGTCACCCTCTGTCCGCAGCGCCAAGGCTTTGCCTTTTGGCGACCCTGCGCGACCCTCCAACGGCGTCGCCGGTCTCATATCTTTGGGAGACGGCGGCCCGCGTGCTCGAATGGATGGACTTCTCATCAATAGCGTCCCGTCTTCATCATCTGCGGGCGCGAACATGACGTTCACTCCAGGCCACTGCCCAGCCGTACCAGGCGGGGGCTACGAGCTACAGCAGATCAACTTGGACGACTATCTCGATTTCGAGACCACAGATCTCGGTGTTTACCGTCTTCTGTACTCGGGGTTCGAGGTGGTCAACACCACCGCACAGATTTACAAGCAGGGTGCGGTGACCGTCTACGAGTACGGGAACAGCTTTGAGATGGGGGCGTCGATGCCGCAGAGTAAGACTCTCTCGGCAGATCCGAGCCAGCCAATTTCACAGCCAACTACCTACTTCCGTTGTCCCCCAAACACGCTTGCCGAGGCCAAGATCATGCCCGGCTCGCATTCGTGGGCTGCACAGGATGGTTCGTACAACACAGCCAAATTTCAGTCCGAAAACAAGTTCCAGGCCATGACCCGTCGCCCATGGGCAATGTGCCAGAACAACGAGACTGCGCCCGACGAGGGCGGGTATCAGAGCTCCAACACCCACGGCTCCTTCATTTCCGACCAGTCTCTTGCGATTCTCGATCTCTCGACGACAGGCGGCGTTGGAGAGGCTTACCGTTACGGAGGTCCGATGCACTTTTCACAGATGAACACCACTGGCGCGTATTACACCGGCCTGTCAGAACAGACGACTTTGTTTGTTACTTGGCGGGTCGCAATCGAACGCCTTCCGTCGGCGAACAAGCCAGCGTTTCTTGCGCTAGCTCAGCCGTCGGCAACCTTTGACCCCAATGCTTTGGTCTTGTACAATATGGTTGCCAACGTGCTTCCGCCCGGATGCCCACAAGGTTACAACGACATGGGCAAGTGGTTCCGCTGGATCTCTGACGCAGCTCAGAAATCGATTCCGGCGGTCTATCCGATCGTGCGCACAGCTGCATTACTCGCGAGCAGCATGGGCCGACCTGTGATCGGTGCCGGCCTGAACGGCCTAGCACAGGCCATGAAGCCGGTCGCCGAACAGCAGGCAGCGAAGCGCCTGCAGCAGGCAGTTCGGAACAAACAGCACACCAACAGCGGCAAAGCCGCAGCCACCAACTGGTCTAAGCCGAGCCAGAAGGGCGTACGCCCTGGCGGCACCAACGGTATGCGTTAAATAGTTATAAAATTGGTAGTCACTGCGCATTGAGCGTAAACAGGGGTAAGTCACCTCAATACAGCTGCTCCCCACTTGTTTGGGTAGGAGGTCTAGTTTCACTTCGGTGGCTATGGCCGTAGAGCGGCACAGGGTTAGCGGTCGGCAAACTGCGACACCCACCAAAAGTCCCTAAAGCATAGACATGTGCACTTTGGGCGCTCCACACAATCCGAAACGACGAGGGCACATTAGTCAATAGACATGTTGGCTATATTTCGTCGCGTA